CAAATCCTGTACTACTTGCTGTAACTTTAGATGACCATGCAGGATTTGCATCTGTTGTATTTATTAAATAATATACACCATTACGTGCAGCAATAAATCTTTCTTCATCTTCGTTTTCAACAATAGCTAGTGCTTGTACTACACCACTACCACTTAATTGAGCATCATCTAGTTTACTATATCCTGCTACCTTACGATAACCACCATCAAGTGAAGGTTCAAAGTTTTGTAATATAAAAGCAGAACCTACAGCATTAATACCTTGTTGCAAAGGGCTTATGTTTGTAACTAAACCACCTGTAAACTGTACAGGAAATGTAGACCATGCTGTAGCCATACCGTTATACTTTCAATAAACCAAATGTACTAGGGTTACTGTACTTTACTGTAGAACGTACATAGTCATACGTATTTATGTATATACTACGCATAAACTTTATACCCTGTTCAAACTTTTGTTGAGATAGTTGTGCAGACTGATTATCACCTCTAAACTGATATGCATAAAACATAGCACCATCAGTGACTACGTGTTTAAAATCTGATGGCACTGTAGGTACATCATCTTGTAATTCTAAATCTACAGGATTACGATAATATTCATAAACTAACTCATATGCTTTATCAGGTGTAGGAAATATTATAAATTCTTGACTAGGTGCTCTACTTACGTATCTTGGTTTAGCACGTATACCTGTATCACTATTGTACTCATAGTCAGAATACTTGTCAAGATATTCTTGATATGTCATGCTTTGTAATTTAGTAGTTGCGATATTTAAGTCACTATTACGTTTAATTCTAAAGCTGTCCATGTTAATTGACTTAGCATCATAAGGATAACCGTACCGTGTAACACCTGCAGTTAATGTGTCTTCTTCTTCTACGTGATTCCAAGGCCAACCAAACTCTTCATGATTAATATGTCTTATAGCACTATTAACTGAATCTTTAGCTGTGTTATAATAACCAGTTGCTGTTGCAAAATTAGAACTAGTAAGCTCTACTTCGTTTAGTCTACGATTAACTTCATTGACAAGACCTAAAAAATTGTATGCCATTATTTTTCCCTCACACGTAAAAATACTGTACGTTCAAATGTCAAGCCATCAGATGTAGTTACGGTACAATAAAATTTATATTTTATATTATCTGTTCCTAAACTTACTCTTGCTGTAGCCACTGTATTTGTAAGTGTTGAAGATACAAGTTGTATACCATGTACTATAGGACCACTTGCAACTAGTGTAGTTTTAACTCCATCTGCATTGTCTATACTCCAAGTCACAGTGCTTAAAGTTGCAGAGCCAATAAAACGTGACCAGTCTATGCTGTAGTCTAGTATTTCATCAGGGTCTTTGTTAGGCCATTTTAATGACATTATATATTCCTATTATGCTGCACGTACATATGACGTATTTGTATTTGAAGAATGTGAAGACAAATAAACTGTACGTGCTCTACTGTAGTTTTCTTTTATTGATTCATAGTCAAACTGTACTGTGTTAATTGTTTCATCGCCTACAGTAAATGTTCCTTGAACTCCTGTTGGCACGACTACAGCTTGACAGTCTGGTGTTACAGTTCCTACTGCACTCGTACCTGCAACACCTGTAAGTGTTAGTACACATTTAGCTACAATAGTTACAGAGCCAATAGAGCCTGTTGCTGCTAAACCTGTAGGTACATTCGTTGAACCACCTTTACCTACTGCAGTTCCTAGTGCACTTGTACCTGCTACACCTGTTATTGCTACAGTAGCATCTGCTGAAGGAGTAATCTCATCTCCGTTAACAGCAGGGTCATCTGTAATACATGTAGCTGATACGCCTGTTGGTACAACTATGGCTTTAGCAACTAATGTAAGAGAACCTACTGCACCTGTTGCCGATACACCTGTAATAGATATTACTGTACCTGCACCACCAGTAATTAAAATTGTGCCTAGTGCACTTGTACCTGCTACACCTGTGACACCATGTACAACTCGTCCTGCCTCAACAGTACTGCCTATTGAACCTGTAGCAGACACACCTGTAACTGATACATCTGCTGCAGCTTTACCCTCTGCTGCAGTTACAACACCTGTACCTGCTACACCTGTGAGTATAAATGTTGCATCTTCTTGTTGTGAGCTTTCACCAAAAGCTACTACACTAAAAGGATTTTGTCCAAAAGACATAAGCTACTCCTATGCTGCTTTGTCTGTTTCTTTAAGGCTTTCTTTGAGCATCCTTACAAAGCCATCCTGACCAACCCTCAGTTGATCTAGATTAAACTCTGCGTTGTTAATTTTTTGTTGCAGTGAGTTGATGTGGTTCACTAACATTTTTTGTTTGTCATCCAACTGATTTTCTGTGTATTCCACATCGTCAATCGTGATGACCTTTTTTTCTTCAGCCATTTGATTTCCTTTCCTATGCTGCGGCGTCAATCGAAAGTACACCGTACCAGTTTGTACCACCGTCTCTTGTCCAAAACACAAGAATATCGGTTTCACCAGAAGCAGGAGCATCTGGTGCAGTACCCCCTGCCCAATTTACAGACGTAGGCCATGTGACTGTTGAACCGTTGCCTGTAATTTCCATAATAAATCCTGTAGACCAAGCATTACTAACACTATTAAAACTAAATGTAGTATTACCTGTTAATGTTATACTAAATGCTTGGGCAGTGTCGCAGTTTACGGTAACGGATGTGCCTGATAGTGAGTCATAGTCTTCGTAGTAAATTGCGTAGTTATACATCGGTTCGTATACAGAAATATACGTACTTACAACATATAAACTTGAACCACCTCCACAAATAAAATTCATAGCATCTGTATTAAACTCAAAATAAGTATTGGTATCGCCTTCATGATACATTGCGGTAGCAAGGTAAATATTATCGACTGCGTTTAGGTTGCCGTTGATGTTTAACCCTGCAAACGAGGGGCTATCCGTAGAGTTTAAGCCTAATGATTTTTTAAAACCTGTTGCAGTGTTTTTGCGGAGAAAAGCATCTGTAGATGAATAGAATATGGTATCTGAATTACGATCACCTTGCCCGTGATTCATATTTAGATATGAAAAATATCCATACCTAGAACTTAAATCACCAGTACTGTTTCGTAAAACTATCGTGTTGCCAGAGGAGGTGTCGGTTGTTCCTGTGTTTGATTGGTATCCATCCAACAGGTCAGCATCTAAGCCAGAGCCAGAGCCATCTACTGTTTTAATAGCTGTAAGTATTTCACTCGCAGACTGATCGGCTGTGGCGTTACTTTCAATTCCATTTAGCTTCGTGTGATCTGCATCTGTAAATACGTTACTGTCAGTTGCACTTTCTACTAACGCCCTAATCTCAGCTGCTGTCTGATCGGCGGTGGCACCACTTTCGATACCGTCTAATTTTGTACCATCTGTTGCAACATCACGTCCATCAACTGTACCTGAAACAACAATGTTTCCAGTTACGTCAATACCACTGTTATCAATATGTAACCTTTCAGCTCCACCTGTATAAAACTGCATAAGATTACTGGTTTTATTTCCAGTTATAGAAGGTCTATTAGAACCACCACCCCAACCAAGGTATACACCGTTAGCAATATCTAGTTTTGCATTGAACGTAAGTTCACCTGTAGCTGTATCATTAGCATCACTGCGGAGGAAGCTGCTTGCATGTAGGCTATCTACTGTGTCTGCATTTGTTGCTGATGATGCAGTACCAGTAAGATCACCAGTTACATTACCCTCTACATTAGCTACAAGTGTTCCTGTAGTAATTGTAAGATTGCCTGTAGATGCACCTGTAAATGATCCTGTACCTACAGTAAATTTATCTGCACTTTCATCATAACCAATAAATGCATTATTACTATCGCCACGTTCAATGACAATACCTGCATCGTTAGATGGACTACCTGTTGTTCCATTTGCTAATTCAATAAGTGAATCAGTTACTACTGTATTAGTTGTATTAACAGTAGTCGTTGTTCCGTTGACAGTAAGATCACCAGTAACAGTTAAGTTACCGCCCATACTGACATTACCACTTGTATCTTCATTTACAAGTTCAATCCAGTTACCTGCATGTGCATAGTAAGCTTTTCCTGTACCATGAACATGGGCAAACATACCGTGATAAGTAGATGCACTAGGCAAGTCACCTGTAGTAGAATATAAGTTACCAAATAGTATTTTGTTACCACCTAAATCTACATCACCATTAGAATTTAAATAAACTGCTTTTTCAGCAGGTTGTGTAATAAATACTTCAGCCTGTGCAGTAAGGTTGACTGCACTACCTGAGTTAGAGCTTTCAAGAATAGTAGTACGAGCTAGGGTGGCAGTACTTTCTGTCCACGTTCCTAGCCCGACTTCATATGCATTTGTACTAGGCACAAAGATACCATAGTAAGTAGTATCACCGTTTGCTAAAGCAGCAGCAAAAGTTTGAAACCCATCAACGTTACCGTTAAGGACTATACTGCCTGTGCCAGTTGTGGTTGTTGTTTGTTTTACTCTGTCTTTAACTACGAGAGCCATAGTCTATGCTCCTATTTATGCGATACGTATGATTGCGTTAGATGCATCTGCAGCAGGGAACTGGATAGTAAAGTCACCGTTTGTAGATGTTTTTGTTCCACCAAAGTCAATCACACAAATTGCTTTGTTTGATGCAGATGAATTGTAAATAATACAACCGTCTGCAGATACTGTTGCAGATGAAAATACTTCGTCAGTAAAATCAACAATAGCCGTTGTACCATCTGTTGAAATAGTAGCACCGTCTAAGTTTTGTCCACCTGATGTATAACCAGTACCTGATGCTTCATCAGAGTTACCAGTTACGTCTGAATAGTTTGTAGTTGTGGCATTATATGTACCTGTTGGTGATGCCTTAATAAGTGCAAGCTTTAAGGTATGGGTGTCCAAATCATGAGTACCACCCAAAAGTTCTGATTTAAAGCTTGTGCACATTGCTGTTGTGATAGCCATTTTTTTGGAGTCCTTCTCTTAAATAAGCCTAGAGGGGCAAGTTTCCCTGCCCCCCAGTTTAGTTTAATTATGCGTTGTCACGAGCAACTTCATCAGCAGATGTATCGCCCATGTCTGTGCAGTCCATCATAACTGCCCAAACACGAAACTTACCTGCAGTAACTGCACCACCAGAAAGTGAAGCAATTGTTACATCAATGTTATCGTCTGCTACAGCCATTACTGGCTGATAAGCTGCAGGGTTTTGAGCAACTACTGCTGCTGCAGATGTAGCATCAAAACCGTCAACGAATACGTCAGGATCAACTCCAGTACCTAAGTCTACAGTAAATGTAGAACCGTCAGTAGCTGTATCTACTTCGATACCTGCGTTTAAAATCATAGTTCCTTTTGCAACTGCAATGACAGGAACAACGTCTGCTGCTGCAAGGGCAGAACCCTTATCAGACAAAGCTGTTGCCCAGTTCAATGTAGTTTGAACCATGTATGGGTTACGACCACGTTGAGAGTTTCCTGCTGCTGAACGTAGTGTGTTATCACCGAGTGCCATTAATCAGTCCTCCCTATTATCGTAAGTTGTATATCGCATTAACCAACGCTTCAGGGCGTAGGATTTTGCGACCATATAGATGCATACCACGAACAATGTCTGCGAATGAGTCAGGGTCACGATATGTTTCTGTCTTATTGATCTGCTCTGCAGTTGCGACTGCTGAACTGTGACCACCTACGATAACACCGTAGTTAGTCGCATTTGAAGCAGCTTCAGTTGCAGGACCAGAACCAAATGAAGGTAGGTTGTTTGAAACGTGTACTTGGAAGCCATGTAGGTTATTAACTACAAGACCGTTTCGTATTCCACCTGACTCACCAAAATCTGCGTTTTGAAGACGTGAATCTTCATCACGTAGAATTTCCATGAATACTGGGTCTACGACAAGCCATCTACCTTGTGAGTCAACATTTTGTTGATCCAACTTACGTGCCATACGAGCAATAAGTTGTAGTGGGTTTGCTTCACCTGCAGTTGAAGGTGTAGCAGTTGCACCACCTGTTCGAGGCAATAGTGCAATTGACTGAGATGCAGTACCTGCGTTAAAGTCAGAAGCGTCTAACTTCATTGAGGAAAGCAATTCGTCAGAACCTGCAGTAGTTACAGCTTTAGAACCGTTAACAGTTGTGTTAGCAGTGTCTGCATTGCTGTGAATTGCAGATTGTTTGTAACCTGATAGATAACCAAGTACGTCTTGGTCAAACTGATCAGATAGTCTATATGCAGCACGATCAGATGCAAGACTTTGAAAATTCACATGTGAGTGTGCTTCTTCAATATCATCGACTTTAAAAGCAAAGTAGTTAGCTTTGTCAATAGTCAATGAAAAATCTTCATCGTCTAGATCCTGTGGTGTAATAGTTGTACCACGTGCATACGATTTTACGGTGATTTCAGGTTCTTTAATAATTTTAACTGAGTCACCCATTTGTGCAATCTCTCCAAAATAATCAGAGTTTGTGATTGCTTCAACAACAGATGCCTTGCGGAAAGCAAGCTGCACCTGTTTGGAATAGATTACTGGACTAAAGTTACCATTAGGTAAATTGCCGTAACCTGCTGCTGTTGAAAACGCCATTATGGTTTCTCCTTATATTTAGCAGTAACAGATGCGAAACACACAGATATTCTACTGGAGGCTAGACATCGTAGGGTGCATAATTACAACACTTGGCCTTTGTGTTGCATTTATGGGCCATGATTTACTAGGTAAGTCCGTAAGCCACTGTTGTTTGCTTGGGGAAATAGTCAGTGCAGGTAATCCATATAGGGGCTGCACTAAACTACAATATATATAGTTATATCATAAATAACTATAATGTCAATACTTTTTATCTAGCTGACCCAGATAAATCGTATATAAAGTTGCCTGTACGAATAGCTTCCATAATCTCATCAGATTTCTTTTCGTATTCGACTGCAGACATTTTCTGTACATCAGATTCTCTGATCGCATTTCCCTGTGGATCAGACTGAGGTTTACTACGTTCATTCCGTGTACCTACGGAACGTGCAGCATCTTTTGATGTGGCACTTTTCTTTTTACCAATACCACGATCAACTTTGTAAAGATCAATTGCACGAGCAGCAGACTTTGCATCTTGGTCATTCTCATACAGTGCATCTTGTACCCACTTAGGCTGTTCTTCTGCCCACTGATGGAAATCATCACTGTCACGTATCTCACTAAAGTCAGGATGTAGTTTAATTAATTCTGCTTCAGCTTTTTCACGTGCTGCTGTTTCACGCATTTCGTCAATAACTTTAACTCGTTTTTCCAAATCTGCAGATTGTTCTTTTGCTTTTTTAATTGCAATTGTTTCTACAATAGCTGCTACATCTGGATATTGTGAAGCCCACTTATCTAAGTCTTCATCTGACTTTGGTAGTTTAAACTCTGACTTAGTTGCTTCATTAAGTTGTTGCTCAAGTGCATTTATACGATCTTCGTATTCTTTTTCTTTTGTTTGCTGATGCCTACGTAGATCACCGTATCTTTTTTTAAAACTACGTTCTTCAGCATTTTTAGGTTCAGCTTCTTTTGGTTCTTCAACCTGTTCTGCTTCACCTTTTTGTTCAGCAAGTAATTGCTCTAGTTCTTCTTCTTCTTTTTTTAGTCTTTCTTCGTTAGTATACTTGCGATTTGCAAATGCTACTTTTTTGGGTGACTGCATTTCTTCAGCCATAATTTGTTGTTCTGACATTATCTGTCCTTTCACTAGGGCCACCGTAGCCATGTTGGATGGGGGATGGGTAGCTAGTCATATTGGTGGGTAATTATTTTTTCTTACGACTTGCTAATCCACCTTTAGCAAAACCTGTTATTATACCCTTTTCTTGTTGCTTTAATTTTTCTTTAACGTCACTTGCATTTACAAGTGTGTCGTATACTTCTTCACGAGTTTTATCTTTTATACCTTTTGAAACAATCTCAGATTTCTTTTTCTCAAAATCTTTTAAAGCTTTACTGGCAGCTTTTTGTCTTTCTTTTCTACGATCTTTTCTATCTTGTCTGTCTGTAGCACTTGTATCTTTTTTAGGTTTATCATCATCAGATACACTAGATAGATAACTTTCTATGTCACTTGCTTTAGGTAGTTTACCTTTAGTAATATCAGAAATACTGGTAGATGCTTTAAATTCATTATCACCCATAGGTTTATCATATTTATTCTGTGACTCAAATGTACTAAAAAGTCCATCTTTTAAATTTTCATACATCTCTGCTGCTCTACTTGTTTGAAGACCACTTGTTAAATCTTCATATAGTTGAGATGATC